GCATAATTACTTAAATTAACAATACTTATATCACTCATACTAATATTAATTCATTATCATACGTTGTATCAGTTGTATATTCACCACTATTTATTGTATAATAATTGTTGGTTGTTTGCTGTACTGTTTGGTCAGTACAAAATATTTTATCTTTATATATTACATTACTACCATCTTTTACTTCTAGATCATAGTATCGCCCCTCTTTTAAACTAAAAGCCTGACTTAAAACCATATAATCACCACTTGTAGTTGGTGTTACTGTATAACTTACACTGGTATTAGCACTATCATCCCTAACAGAAACACTAACAGAACTAACATAACTTCTTGGTATTATTTTTAAAGTTTGTGCTGATGTGCTTGTGGTAAGTTTCTTCATAATAATATAACGTACTAATTTACGATATTTGTATGTAAAAAAAAAGGGTAACAGTTTTGCTACCCTTTAATTTCGATATACTTTAAAAAACTCTAACTTACATAGCTTACACCTCTATAAGTTTTTTCACTAGATTTTTCACTAGCTTTTAAATTTACAGGTGTGTATTTTACACCTCTGTATGTTAATTGTTCTTTTTGTTTAGCTTCCATTTTTAAATTATTTAAAAATTAGAATTATGTAACGTTTGTTCTAGGTGCGTTCACCCCACCTGCAACTCTATTATTAATCCCAGTTTACACGGAAGTATATCTAATATACAAAAAATTAATTAACCTCTAATTGTGCGCCATTAATCTCAGGAGTTAATACACCCGGTTGTACAAAATTAGGTGGTGCAGTTTCTTGTGCTGTAAATGTCAAAGTAAAACCTGAGAGGTCGCCCATTGCCGCACCGGTCACGATAGTACCCCCTGTTAAATCGCTGCCATTTTCTAAGCCAACCATATAGTATCTATCATCATATCCCTCAACTACTATATGTGGTCTACCCACTGCAATTAATTTTATTTCTTCTTGTGTTGCCCTATCTAAAAAAGGTAAAGTAATATTTAGTACTGATTCATAAAAAGTTGTACCATTTTCTCTACTTGTAGTAATGGTAGTTTCTAATGAGTTAGCACCTTTTAATTCATACTTAAACCAATTAGTTGAGCCTGACATATCAGTGATTTCACCAACAGTCAATGTAATATCGCCTAAAGTTCCAAAGTCAGCAAAATAAACATTCCTTATCCCGCCAACGCCAGACTTACACGGTACCTTTCTTCCAGTCGTTAAATTACAAGCCATATTATAAGTATTTGAAAATCAGGTAGTTAGGCGTAAACCTAGCTACCCAATTTATGTTATTAATTAAATTATACTGTTGGGTGGTATAAAACTACATCACTACCAAAACCAACTTGAATACCTGCTGTAAATCTCAAAACAACTCTTACATTTTGTGAGCCATCAAGATCAGCCATATCAATAACCTTAACTTCATTCGTGTCATTTAGTAAACCAGTGCCGAAGAATAGGTTTGATTTTCTAGCCGCAACCATAGTGTTGTCACCCATTCCTTTTGCAGTAACTACAGGTATGCCCTCAAAAGTTAAAGCACCATTTTGATACCACATAGACCCTTGTGCATTTACACCTGCTGCGCCTAAACCACTTGTGCCGAATCCACCTAACGCCCTTATATAAGCCTTAGCAACATTAGAAGATACATATAATAATAAATCTTCACTGCCATAAACCTTAGAATCGATAGCTGTAACCACCTTGCCCATATCCTCAATGACATTCGAGCTAGTCACTGCTTGACCGCTGATGTCACTAACCGTACTATCAGCTGATAATAAGTTAAAGAAACCATCAAATTGCCCTGCTGTTGCATTAGTACCATTCCATATGTTTGTTTCAATTCTTTGTGCCACTTTATCAGCAACGTGTGCTAATAAGAAATCTACAAAAGAACTAGGTAGGTTATCGTGTACGCTAATGCCCATTT